GAAGACAGTTATGGAAGACTTGCAGTCTCCTGCCTTGAAGCAGCAGGATCTTTTTACAACCTCAACTGCCCCCTTACAGGGGAATACAAGGTTGGAGACAGTTGGGCAGACACACACTAAGTACTGCCCTAAGTGTTTAACTACTAAACCTGTTGACCAGTTTTATCGTCACAAGTTAGTAGTATATGAGACTTACTGCAAACCTTGCCAAAATAAAAACAGCAGAGAGAATAGAAGTAAGAGGATGTATGTTGATGGTAAGTTAATATCAAAAACACATCCTTTGTATAAGGCAGGTACTTATAAATCTTTTGACCATGCAGCATTTGAGTCCCTAAAGAACTACAGTACAGCTAAGGAAGGTCAGGTGTACATACTGTACAGCCCTGCTTACCCTAGCTGGTGCAAGATAGGCATGGCAGTGGATGCAAGGGATAGACTTAGTAGCTTCCAAACAGGTACACCCTACAGGGATTACATACTAGTAGCTGCCTATGATGTACCTGATAGAAGAAAAGCTGAAACAGAAGCACATAACCTGTTACGAGAAACACACGCCAGTAAGAATGAATGGTTTGTAGTAGGTGCTAACGTAGCTAAAGACATATTGGACGGACACTTTAATGAAAACAACTAACACTTTGGTAGATGACATATACAAGCTTGTCCAGTACAAGTCTCCTGATAGATCTGTAGACGCAGAGAAAATCATTGATGACTTTGGTGAAGCCTGTAAAGCTCTAATGCGTAAAGAGTTTACTCAGCGTGGTAGCTTTGATGGCAGGAAACTGCGTATGTCAAACATAGGTAAGACTGATAGATACCTATGGAACCACTACAACAACGTAGGCCCAAAGGAAAAGATGCAGCCTCATACCTTAGTCAAGTTCATGTATGGACATTTGATTGAGGAAATGCTGCTACTGTTTGTACGCCTAGCTGGTCATACAGTTACCCACGAACAGGCTGAAGCTGAAGTACAAGGCATTAGAGGAAGTATGGACTGCAAGATAGATGGCATTGTAACTGATGTTAAGTCTGCAAGTACCTTTGGCTTTAAGAAGTTTAAGGACGCTACTCTAGCCTTTGATGATCCCTTTGGCTACATAGATCAGATCAAAGGATACGCTAGGTCTGAAGGTGAGACTGAGGTAGGTTGGCTTGCTATGGATAAAGCCAATGGTCACTTGACATTCTTGAAGTATGACCTAGAGGACAAGCAAGCACCTGTCTATGAAGTATTAGGTAAAGACATTGAAGATAGAATTATACATATTAAAGAGATGGTGGAACAGAAAGAACCACCGGAGCTATGCTATGAGACTGTCCCAGACGGTAAGTCAGGCAACATGAAGCTTGCTACAGGATGCTCTTACTGTCACTTTAAACACGCCTGTTACCCTAACCTTAGAGCCTTTGCTTACAGCTACGGACCTAGATACTTAACGGAGGTTGTCAATGAGCCTAAAGTCCAAGAGATCCTCTAAGCCTGTCTATAGGTCTGGGCTTGAGAAGAAGTTTGCTAAACTCATGCCCAAGGGTAGGTTCTTATATGAGCCATATGACATACCTTATGTTACCCATAGGAAGTACAAACCAGACTTTGTAGACAAGAAGACAGGGGACATCATAGAAACTAAAGGGTTCTTTAGAGCAGGGGATACACAAAAGTACACTGCTATCCGTGATATGATAGCACCTACTAAGTTAGTATTTGTACTGTCTGACCCTAACAAGAAAGTTAGAAAGGGTTCTAAGATAACTATGGGACAGTGGTGCAGCAAGGAAGGGTTTGATTTTTACACATTAGATGAGTATGTAGATTATGTCCTTGACAATGGATGAAATTAAAGAACGTGTATTAACACGCTACGACATAGATGACCTGCTCACTTTACTGGATGTTACAGCGGAAGAAATAGTAGACAGGTTTGAAGATAAATTTATTAACAGGCTGGCTTTGTTTGAAGAAGAACTAGAGGGCCAGGAACTGAATGATTGGGGAGACGATGATGACCAAGAGTATTGATGATGAATCACCGGAAGCATGGAGCAGGATAAACAAGTGGCACCGTAATGGTCCAGACCAGCATCCTTTGTTCCCTACAAAAGATGAGAATATGCCAGAGGCAAAGATGACAAGCAGCTACACACGCCAAGGGTACAAGTTTAAGACTGCTTGGGGTGACGATGATGTTAATAACCCTACACACTATGCAGACCAAGGCGCTGTAGAATGTATTGACGCTATAGAGTCTATGTTATCCAGAGAAGAATTCATAGGTTTTCTTAGAGGCAACTCATTTAAGTATAGATGGCGCTTTAGAAGCAAGAGCAACGCTATTAAAGACTTACGCAAAGCACAATGGTATGAGAACAAGCTGATAGCTATTATAGAAGAAGAAGGTAAAACTAATGACAGTTAAGGTAGGACAGCAGGATTACTTAGGCATAACTATTGACTATGCTAGAGAAGATAATCTAAACACTTTCTCAGTAGAGACACTTAAAGATAGATACTTATGGCAGGATGAAACCCATGCACAAGAAGCATTCGCAAGAGCCTCAGTCTATGGTGCAACGTATCAAGAGTATACTGACTACGATCTTGCACAGCGACTTTACGAGTACGCTAGCAAGGGCTGGTTCGGTTTTAGCACTCCTATACTTAGCAACGGGGGAACCACTCGCGGTTTACCTATTAGCTGTTTTCTCAATTATGTTCCTGATTCGCGTAGGGGCCTTTCTGATCATTATGATGAGAACATATGGCTGGCGAGTGGAGGTGGAGGCTTGGGTGGATATTGGGGTGATGTTAGAAGTAACGGGGTTTCTACTGCTAACGGTAGTCAGTCTACTGGTAGCATCCCTTTCATGCACGTTGTAGACAGTCAGATGTTAGCCTTCAATCAAGGCGTTACAAGAAGAGGTAGTTATGCAGCGTACATGGACATCAGCCACCCAGAGATTGAAGAATTCATTGCTATGCGAAAGACCACTGGCGGAGATCTTAATCGTAAATGTCTTAATCTACACAATGGTGTTAACATTAGTGATGCCTTTCTCAAGCGTGTAAAGAATGATGAGAACTGGAGACTCATAGACCCTAAGTCTAAGCAGGCTATCAAGACTGTATCAGCTAGGGATCTATGGTGGCAGCTACTGCACACTAGAGCAGAGACAGGTGAACCTTACATTGTAAACATGGACAGGTGTAATGAGGCACTGCCTGAGTCTCAGAAGGAGCTAGGCTTAAAGATACGCCAGAGTAACCTATGCTCAGAGATTACATTACCTACAGGTGAGGACCGTACAGCAGTCTGTTGTTTGTCTAGTGTTAACCTAGAGTACTTTGATGAGTGGAAGGAACACCCTATGTTCATTGCTGATCTAGTTACTATGCTGGATAACATCATTGAACACTTTATTGACAACGCTGTCCATACCGCAGGCATAAGCCAACAGTGTGATAATCTACAGGAATTTGTTTCTTATGTTGAACAAAGTAAAGCAGGGTTTACAAAAGCCGCTTATAGTGCATATAGAGAACGCGCAATTGGCCTTGGAGCAATGGGGTTTCATAGTTACTTACAACGTAATAACATTCCTTTTGAAAGTATGTACGCCTCCTCCTTCAATAACAGAGCTTTTAAACATATCAAAGAACAGGCCAGTGAAGCAAGTGAATTTCTTGGGGAACTACGTGGGGAAGCACCTGATATGGCTGGTAGCGGTAAGCGTAATTCTCACCTTCTTGCTATTGCTCCTAATGCTTCTTCTTCAATTATATGCGGTGGAACGTCTCCTTCAATTGAGCCAACAAGGGCTAACGTATTTACGCACAAGACGCTGACAGGCTCATACAAGGTACAGAACAAGTACTTGATGGAACTACTGGAAGCTAAGGGTATGAACAATGAGAAGACTTGGAAGGATATTGCGGCTGCTGAAGGATCTGTGGCAGATCTTGATGGACTTACTGAAGATGAGAAAGATGTATTCAAGACTGCCCCTGAACTAAATCAGATGTGGATTATTGAACATGCTTATCAGCGTCAGAAGTATGTATGTCAAGCACAGTCAGTTAATTTATTCTTTAACCCGCCACCGGCTACAGCACCACAGGAGGTACATGATGAGTATCTGGAGTATGTTAACAGCGTACATTGGACAGGAGCTAACAAACTCAAATCTATGTATTACCTCCGCTCTACAGCAGCTAGAAATACAGAGAATGTCAACATTAAGATACCAAGAATTAATCTTGAAGAAGGGGAGTGCCTAAGCTGTGAAGGATGACCATCCAATATACAGGGCTATGTTCTACATAGATGAGCTAAAAAAGTCTGTAAGCTGGCCTTCCTACTTAGAGTACTACAGGGAGCAGGATAGAGACATAGCTACCTACTCAGGATTCTGTGCTCAGATGTGGGCCAACTACATGAATGATGAGGTAAGAAGGCAAACACCTTTGACCTACACGCAATACATTACAAAGTACGACAGTTTATTAAAGGAAGGGTACAGTGGGAGATACAAAGATGGAAGACCATAAAATAAGAGCTTTGAAGGATCATTACAAGTCTCAGATAACTTGGGCGCTTTCAGAGCTTCAGAGCTACTTAGAGCACCCATCAGCCGTAGGTGAGCATACGTTCTTAGAAACTATGGACAAGCTAGTACAGCAGGTAGCTGAGAATGAAGACAAAATGATAATATTGGAGACACACTTCAATGAGTAATATAATTAAACTAGCACCGGAAGCAGCGGACGCAGATGATATACTAGAGGACGCTAAGGGTAACTTCAAAGAGCTTATAATCATAGGATGGGATAAGCAGGATGACTTTCTTAGAGCCATGAGTAGTGCTTCTTTGAGCAGTGCAGATACAGTGTTCTTAATGAAGTTATTTGAGACTGCTCTAATGACCAGTACATTACAGGACGCATGATGACTGAAGACCTAATACACAAGATAAACCTTTGGAGTATGTCTAGGGGTATTATCAATAACAGCACACCGTTGGCACAGTTTGCAAAGCTAGTGTCTGAGGTAGGTGAGCTAGGGGATAACATAGCAAAGCAAAGGCCAGTGTTAGATGACATTGGTGACTGCCTTGTGGTGTTGAATACACTTGCAATTATGCACGACACTTCACTGGAGGAATGTATGGCAGTAGCCTACAATGACATCAAGGACCGCAAAGGCCATATGAACAGTGAAGGTATATTTATCAAAGAAGGAGATGTAGCGTGAGCCTACTAGGAACAAGAGATTATTACAAACCATTTGAGCATCCTTGGATGTTTGACTACTACTCACAGCAGAATCAGATGCACTGGTTCCCAGAGGATGTACCGCTGCATAATGATGTAAAAGATTGGCAGACCATGACCCCTGAAGAAAAGAACCTGCTTACACAGATCTTCAGACTGTTTACACAATCAGATGTAGATGTTAGCTCTGGTTATGTAGATAGGTACATGAAGATCTTTAAGAAGCCTGAAGCCCGTATGATGATGGGAGCCTTTAACAACATGGAGTCCATACATCAACATGCCTACAGCCTACTACTAGACACCGTAGGAATGCCTGAGGTAGAGTATAAGGCGTTTGCAGACTATGAGGCTATGGCAGACAAGCATGAGTACATAGACTCTGTAAAGGTCACTAAGGGCGACAAGAGAAGCATAGCTAAGGCACTTGCTGTGTACTCTGGGTTTACTGAAGGTCTACAATTGTTCTCTAGCTTCATTATCCTACTGAACTTCCCTAGGTTTGGTAAGATGAAGGGCATGGGTCAGATCATTACATACAGCATTAGAGATGAATCACTGCATGTAGAAGCAATGACCAAGCTGTTTAGGGAGTTTATACAAGAGAACATAGACATCTGGGACGATGACTTCAAGGCAGAGATCTACCAAGCCTGTAGAGAGATGGTGGCCTTAGAGGATAGATTCCTGGATCTAGTGTTTGAACAAGGTAATATTGAAGGATTGACTAAGGCTGAGATGCAGAAGTACATCAGGTACATTGCAGACCGTAGGCTGCTACAGCTAGGACTAAAGCCTAACTACAATGTCAAAGATAATCCTCTAGATTGGTTGGATGATGTACTAGGTGTAGAGCACCAGAACTTCTTTGAAGGCAGAGCTACTACATACATGAAGGCTGGTATGCGTGGTGACGTTGGTAAGGTTAAGTTTGCTGATGTAGCATAAGGGGAACTGGGGGCATTGCGCCCCCTTTGTTTCTACTCTTGTTCTTCCCTTCCCTTTCTAAGTTCTTTCTGCATTTCTTTAACTTCTTCATCAGTTAAACTATCAAACAAGTCTTCTACAATACCGTTAGCAGCTAACAAAGCGGCTTCTTGAGTAGGAAACTTTGCTTTATCAAAAGCAAGTAGCTTGTTAGTTAATTTAGGGTTTGTGACTATATTAGCCAACACTATAGGAGCCATTAAAATAGACCCACCCATAAAAGCATCTAAAGAAGCTACAGCATACGCTTGTCCTCCTACTCCTGCTGTTCTAGCTTCACTAAAACTCTTTCCGGGCGCACTTAACGCTGCATATTCTTTAGATCTAAAAAGAAGTTCTCCTAAGTTGCCTTGTACAGTAGCGGATGTTTCAGACATTAAATTCATTATCTGCTTAACTCTAGGTGCGTCTTCACCTAAAATTAACTTTAATCTAGCGGCGGCTTCAGGTGTTTGAAACTGAGAGGCTAAATAAGAATACTTTTGATTATTAAAATCACCGCCAATGTCAGTAAAAATGTTTTTTAAGTAAGACTCTCTAATAGCTTGTTTAGCTTCCTTAGGAGTTCTAAATGGTAAACCGCTAGGCATTTTTTTCTTATTAGCTTTTCTCATAACCACATAAGCTTCATCTATGCTTTTCATCATAGCTGAAATTTCGTCTAAACCACCGCTACGGGTTAACATTTTACCTAGAGCAGAATAAGAGTCTTTGTTTGCGTTGTTAATAAATCTAGCATTAACTTTAGGCAGTATACCGTTAATAGAGACTCTGTAAGCTTTTTTTAGGTCTTTATACTTAGTTCCTAGTTCTGGGCTTGTTCTATCTAAACTTCTTTGAACTACACCGCGTATGTTTTTTGACAAGATGGTTAACTCTCTAGCAGCTTCTCTTTGAGCACCTGTAGACCCTAAACCGCCTAAAGCAGCTATATCTGTTTTTAGAGCTTTTTCAAACTCTAATAATTCTTTTACAGGTATAGTTTTTAAGTTAGACATAACATCTAAAGTGTCATTAACATACTTTAACGTAGAGTCTTGTAAATAATTACGCAACTCTCCTTGAGCACTGTTCTTAAACTTAGTAAAAGATGTTTTTAAGGGACTAAGTTCAGCGCGTTGTGAGCTTAACCCTTCTTGTATTTCTTTTATACCCTTAGAATACAAAGCAGACATAGATTCTCTGCCTGTATCTATAATAGTAGACATAGCTTGGCCTAATGCTCTAGGATCTTGAAACTCATCCGTTCCTGATCTACTCATTATTTCAGTTAGTGCAGATGCAGAAGCATTATCTAATTTATCCGTAGCCTTGCCCATCCTACCTGAAGAAAACAAACCTAAGTTTGCAATTCCTTCAGCTAACATTTGCACAGTAGAAGATTTTCCTGTTTGTGAAGGTAACAAAGTAGCACCAAATTCTTGAGCTAATTTTTGAGACTCTTTTATAGATTCTTCACTACCCGCCCCTAGTAAACCTGCTGTTCTTGCAACAGCTTCTCTTTGTCCTGCTTGCGCCACAGCTTTGTTGGCTTCCTCACTAGCAACCATAGCTGCTTCTTTAACAAACATTTCAGCAGCTTCATTAGGAGACATTTTAGCTGCTTTAGCACTAAGCAGGAAAGGCTTTATCTTACTTCCCATACCAATAGTTACTACGTCAATACCTGCTGATATTAACGCTTGCTCAGCGGCTTCTGCATAGTCTAGTGGTACTCCTTCTAAATAATCAGAAGTAATAGAACCCGCCGCACTGCCTCCTGCACCTCCAAGGACTCCCCCTACTACAGCCCCAGGAGGCCCAGCTACCAAAAAACCTGCTCCCGCCCCTGCAAGACTACCTGATATACCTAAAGGTATTTCCATGTTCTTAGATAAAAACTCTCCTGCTGAATCAAAAAACCCTTGTTCCTCTGCTTGAACAGGGGCTTCGTAACTTCGTATTTTTTCTAGTATGCCACTAGCAACTTCAAAGTCTTTAGCGTCATAAGCTTTTTGATAAGCGTCTTTATGTTCTTGTAAAGTAGGCATGTGTTACCCTTTATCTTGTTCTTGTGCGTAGTATTTTCCAGCCTGAACATCAGCAGGGATTGGTAAACTCTTATTTCCTTTTTTAGCTTTTTGAATAATATCATCAACTTCTTTTAGTCTAGCATCAGCTACGCTTTGAGGAGTAGATCCTTTTCTCAAAACTCTTTGATAATCATCGTAACTATACTGTAGCTCTCTAATGTAAGCCTCAATAGTTTGAGCATTTACTTCTGTAAGATCATTGATAGAAGCTACAAGCTCTTGTGCTGAAGCTCTTTCTCCTTCAGTAGGATTAGATCCAAAGTTACCTAAGACACCTATCATTTGTTCTTTAGCAAGTTTATTAAACCTTTCTGCGTCAATAACTCCTTGTGCTTCTATTCCTAAGAAACCTAAAACAGCTTTATAAGTAGAAGGAATAATACCACCTGTTTTTATTCTAGTTAAAAGCTCTTGTTGTTCATATGCTTTTCTTAACTGAGGAGCTAATTCTCTAACCTTAGTACTTGCTTCTTCTTTTTCTGTTAACCACAGCTTTGCTTCTTCTTCACTAATGTTAAACTGAGTTTTAATTCTAAGAGTCTCACGTTGTAATAATTCTTTTTCTTCTGCTAAAACTCGTCTTGCTCTGTCTTGATCTGTACCGCTCTGTCCTGTAGTTCCGCTAATAGTTTCAGTTCCATTTTCAGGCGTTACTTGCTCTCCTTTACTATTAGTATATACAAACTTGCTTGGTCTTCCGTCTTTATAAGTAAACTCAGTTACAAAATACTCCTCCCCTGTGACTTTATCTCTTGCTTTGCCTCTCTCAGTTGATTTAGCGTCCTTAGTAGAAGAAGAAACATCAGCAATGTTCCTAGCGTTTTTAACTGCATCATATATGTTATCTAATTCAGAAGAAGAAATATTATATTCTAACTGAGCTTCACCGACTAAATCTAAAGTCTCTGTACTAAAAATGTTTTCAGCATTAAGTAAGGTATCTTGAATTATAGAAATACCTTGTTCTTTTGCTTCTTTTCTTTCAAGATCTGTTTTAGTTTTTCTATTAGCTTTTATCTTTTGAGCAGCCATAATTTGCTGTTGTGGAGTCCCTAATTGAGCTAATATAGTTAATTGCTGTTGTTCAGCATCAGGTGCTTTAGGGTCTATCTGAGCTAAAGCAGCCGTTAGTTGCTCTGGACGGCCTCTGACCTCCCTACCAAGCAAACCACCAGCACTTCTAGTAAGCAAGTCAGTAATGTTACTACCGCCCATCAAAGGTTGACCTGTTGGTCCTACTCTATTTACTGGATTGTCCGTAAACATTCCACCTAGTCTATTAAATAACGCCATGTTCTATGTTCCTTTAATCAAAAAGACCTGTAAGCCAATCACCTGCGGAGCTAAAGAGGCCGGGAACACTTCCTGTAGCCGAAGCAGCAGTTTGTCCTTGAGCATTTAACAATGAATTATACAGCCCTGCTAAACCTTCCGCTCTAGTTTGTTGAGCACCTAAGTTAGCTTCTAAACCAGCAGCGCCTGATTCAGCAAAGTAACCAGCACCTTGACGTTGACCTGCGCCTGCAATGTCCGCCAAGCTGATAGCAGGTGTCATAGAAGCCAATAGCTGTTGCTCAGGCATATACTGTAGACCTAAAGCAGACTGTATGTTACCTAACTGTCCTTGTTGTAAACCACTAGGTAGGAAGGAAGCCTGTGAGCCTAAACCAAACATACCAGTAGCCGTAGCTAAATCACTTGCTCTCTGTTGTTCAGCTTGGTTAATGGACATAAGGGAAGCTTGATTCATAGCTTCAGCCCTAGCTTTTTCCATAGCAAACTGCTCAGGGGAGCCACCAAACTGTGCTGTACGCAAACCTGTACGTCCTTGTGCAGCTAACTGCTCATTCAAAGCTATTTGATTACGCTGTTCTTCAGGCATCTGTGTAGCTCTAATGCGGTCATAGATGTCTTGTTCTCTACCGGCAATACCACCTTGAGCTTGCTGTAGAAGCCCCTGTACGCCCCCTAGAGCTTGACCCTGGATACCTGATACATCAGGAGCACCAACACCAAAACCACCCGTTAAACCCCCTGTTATGCCTGCTAACTGGCCTTGTAAAGCCTGTTGCTCTGGAGATAGTGTAGTAGTGTAACCGCCTTGAGGACCAGCCTGTACACCGCCAAAACCTGTACTAATAGAGAAAGGCTTAAAGGCAGTGTCTTGCTGTGCTTGTTGACCTATACGCAAAGCTTCAGTTTGTGCTTCTTTGCCTAAGCCTCGCATCTCATTAAGTGCGTCTATGCCTAAACCAGTGCCTAATAAGCTACCTGCTGGACCGCCTAAAAAGTCTCCTGCACCGCTTAGTAAACCACCAAGTAAGTTTGTTCCTGCATCTAAAGGGTTAAACCCTGTGCTTGCCCCTGTATTTCCTGTTGAAAAAGCTGGCATAATTCTATATTCCTATTGTCGTTGTAATTACTGTCGCGGCTGCTGTCACTACAACAGTAATAACAAGCCAAGCAAGGCGTTCCCATCTCTTAGAATGTGCTGTAGCCATCTCTCTAAGATGCCTGAGTTCAGCAGTAGCCTCACCCCAGCGTTCACCACATTCTTTCTCATGTTGTGCTATGCGTTCCAATGCTTCCATAGCTAACTCTAGGTTAGTGCCTTGCTCCATTCTCATCAATCCTTAGCCTTACCAATGTTCAATGCAATAATGTCAAGCCACTTGTATGCCTTGGACACTAGGTCATCGTCCTTCTTGGTAGGTGTAACTGCTGCTATAGCAGATGCTAGAGCTACTAAAGCAGTAGCTATGTTAAATGCGTCTAATATGTAGTTCATTACCAAGGAACTCCAGCACCAGTAGTAGGGGTAATCTGAAGGTCTATATCAGCCTGTAGAGATGCTTCAATAGCCTCTTGGTCTACACCATTCGCGAAGCACCAGCCAAGTACTTCTGCTTCTGTAACTTCTGCATACGGCGTGTAATCGCCAGACTCAGGGTCTGGGGTGAAGCCACAGGCTCCATAGCTAGTTGCTGTATAGGTCACCGCGTCATCGCCAGTGCCTACGGTTTGTTCTGCGTTAACGCGCCAGTTCGCTGTGGTAATACCACCGTCAGCTAGTTCTCTGTCACATTCTGAAATTGCCCAGTTGAATGTAGTCATCTAATTGTTCTCCAATGCTGTTAGTCTTGTAGTGAGGTCAGTTATTGCTGATGCCTGTGATTCAATGGTGGCTTGTTGTTCTTGAATTGCTTTCGTTAAAACCGCAGTAAGTTGTCCGTATGAAACACCTAACAAACCTTCCTTACCGCCTACAATTTCAGGGACTTGTTCAGCTAGTTCTTGAGCAATGAAGCCAATCTGAACTTCATCATCAGATTTCATTTTATATTTTCGGGGTTTAAGGCTCTTCACTGTTTCTAAGCCGTAATCAATATCTTGAATTTCTTTTTTAAGGGTAATGTCAGAAGCATTTATCCAAGCACCTGATGAGTTTAGGTATGCTTGGTTGGTACTGCTTTGAAAATAAAGACCAGTAGCGTGGTGATATAGCCTTCTATACTCATTTGTGCCTGAGCCATACCCAATGGCTAAACCTTGAGCATTGTTAGAATAAACAGTTAACAGACCGCTTCCTAAACTAGAAGTTATACCCACCAACAGGTTGCCTGATGCGTCTATGCGCGCGCGTTCTGTGCCACTAGTTAAAAACTGATGAGTTAAAGCATCTAATTTAAAGTTCATGTAAGCACTTGCGGCTCTATCAAAGTTTGTTATTCTATTTGTGTCTGTAGATATTTCTGGTTGCAACTCTATACCCGCTGCACCTCCGTTACTCACAACAAAATCAGCGACAGGATTAGAGGTACCAATACCCACGCTGCCTGAATTCTTTATTGTCAAAGCCGTTGTCCAGCTTATTGCTGCGTTTGCTGAACCTGATGCTGCTACATCAAATATATGTTCTCCATCTTGCTGTTTGTAAATAACAGCCTCATCGGTTTCAATATATTTATATGCGCCGTCTGAAAACACATTGCTGCCCAGTGCAGTTATATCAGTTGCTCCCGCTTGATATTGACCTACGAAACCAGTAGCCCCCAATTGCAATGCAGTCCAATTTGCGTGCCAAGCACTTGGAGTCATGCCAATACCCACATTCCCTGATGTGTCTATGCGCATGCGTTCTGCTGATGCTGTGTAATCAAAGAACTTTAATGCACTACCTCCATTCTGTATGGCAAATATCTTGCTAGTATTTGTGTCATTAAAAACAACACCAATGTTTTTAGAAGCTCCAGACCCTTGAATGTTTAGCAGGTTTACATCGGTAATTGTAGAGCCACCAATTCCCACGTTGCCTGCGCTGTTTATTCGCATTCGTTCTATGTTGTTTGTACCGAACGTCAAAGCGTTGTTGCTTCTATTGAACAAAGAAACATTTGTTCCTGCGTACAACTCCATCGTGTCGCCGTTGGTTGCCTCTATCCATATGCGAGCATCTGAGGTATCAGCAACGTGTAAATCAGCAGAAGCATTTGGGCTAATGCCAATACCCACGTTGCCTGATGAGCCTTCTAAAAAGAAGGCGTTAGTATTGCCATCGGACTCAATGCGGAAGTCTAAGTCAGCACTAGATTCATTAAATACAGTTTCAGTAGGGCTTATAAACAAGCGTGAATTAGAAGCACCAGCAGTTAACGTAGAAAGTTCTAAAGCAAAGTCTTCAGAGCCATTAGATACATCTGTTATTTGTGAAGTTATCTGACCGTAGTATGTTTTCTCATCGGCATCGTTTTTACCTGAGAAGTACACTTGACCAGTTAAGTCATTGTCCGCTGCTGATACAGAGTTTCTAAATAGATCTAATATTGGCCCTGCGTTAGCATCAGCGTCCGTAGAGATCAGTGCTAATTGAGTAGTATTATCGGATGTAGTAATAGTAGCGTTGCCTGTAAGGGCTGCATCTGCACCGCTAATCTTACTGTCTAACTGAGTCTGTATAGCTGAAGTTACACCGTCTGTGTAATTAAGTTCTGCTGTAGTTGCTGTGACTCCATCTAAAAGATTTAACTCAGTTGCAGTAGAGGTTACACCGTCAAGGATATTAAGTTCAGCAGTTGTACTAGTGACACCATCTAAGATATTTAACTCAGCAGCAGTACTGGTGACTCCATCAAGGATGTTTAGTTCCGCTGTAGTTGACGTAACACCGTCTAAGATATTTAGTTCTGCTGTGGTGCTAGTGACTCCATCTAGTATGTTAAGTTCAGCAGTAGTAGATGTAAGTCCGTCTAAAATATCAAACTCTGAAGCAGTTACTCCTGTAGCATTTAAGTCTTTTGCATAGTTAAGATCAGCAACAACGCCTGTAAAACCATCTAGCTTATTCAGTTCCGCTGTAGTAGAAGTAACGCCATCTAGTATGTTTATCTCTGCTGCTGTACTTGTGACACCATCCAGAATGTTTAGTTCTGCTGTAGTGCTAGTAATACCATCAAGTACATTTAACTCTGCTGTAGTAACTGTAGCACCGTCCAGTATCTCTAGTTCTGCTTCACTAATTGTAGCGGAACCTATAGTAAATGATGTAAGGATAGTAGGAGTAGTAAGCGTCTTGTTCGTAAGTGTCTGTGAGCCGGTAAGTGTAGCTACAGTACTGTCAATGGCTAGAGTAACACCAGTACCAGATGCAGTAGAGGTAACACCAGTGCCACCTAAGATACCTAGAGACTCAGAGTCCAAGTCAATGTCAATACTTGAAGAACCATCAGTAACATCTAAGTCCTGTGCTGTTGTAGTTGAGTCTACATAGGCTTTAACGGACTGTTGTGTAGGCACCAGCACAGCACTGTTAGAGGACATATTGTCTTCATCTACCCAGCCTGTGATAGTGATAGTGCCGTCATTCAAGGAACCAAAAGTAGTAGTGCCTGTTAATGTTGCATCGTTAATGTCTGCTTTAGTTGCTGATGCAGTTGCAATGTTATTAAACTCTGCATCTATCTCAGTGCCTTTTACAATCTTTCCAGCATTGCCTGAAGGTAAAGAATCTTTAGCTGCAAAGTTAGTTGTTTTTGTGTAATTACTCATTAAATTAGTCTACCTATAATAGCTTCTGTATTTAGTTCTTGTATGGACAATGCTCTGCCGTCTATTGTAGCGTCTATACCAATAGTAGCTACCTTACCTGATCCTCTAGCTTTTAGCTTTGCAACATCAATAACAATAGTTGCACTGTACTCTGAAGCCGCTACGTTATACTCTGCTACTCCATACTCAGCTATCAAACTTGTGGCTACAGTAAACGCTTGCTTACTGTAACCTTCTGTATAGTCATAAGCCCAGTTAGCTACTAGCTGACTACCTGACCCACCTATAAGAGTTAAATTAATTTCTTTAAGCATCTTTACTCTGGAAGGATCACCAAAGGCTAGAGGCTGTGTGTAGTACTTCATTATGTAAGTGCTGGTGTTGTCTAAATATCCAAAGTATCTAGATACACCGGATACACCTCCAAAGTATAGTTCTCCTCCAACATCATCTCTAGCAGCCGTTAAGATACCCGTAGTAGGCCATGTTGTAACTCTGTTACTCCCGTCCTCTAGCTTACTTCTTACATCAAAACAGTAAACAATCTTAGCGGTTACAGGGAATATTAAAAGATAAAAAGCATTCTCTACGCTGTATACAGATTTAATGTTACCTACTTCAAGAGTAGTGTTATAAACAAGTTCATCTCTAATGCTCCTAGAGACATCTCCAATAGGGTTAGACTTTTCTTGTATAACTCTACCTAAACTACGGACACCAGAGCTAGATAAGAAAAACAAGTCTGAGCCTGTAGACTGTACGCTGTCTCTAGCTACACAGCCTATGTTTGTAATAGTGTCCTGTAGCGTCATATTAGAAGGTGAAGAAGCACCGGAGTACAGTAGGATGCTACGCTTACCAAAGATAACCAACAGGTCATTAAACTCTGCTAGTGCAGTAATCTCATCATGTCCTGTAGGCCATACAGATGTAACGTCTAAGCTACCTGTGCTGCCTCCTGTCCACGCATGACCATTTAGACTATCAGACCAGTAGACAGTGTGTTTATTGTTTACAACGTCAGCAGCCCATACTCTACCAAAAGCCGCTAAAGCCTCATTAGCCTGCGGTGGTGTACCTGTAGAATGGCTATGGTCACTCATAGCTGCTAGTACACCTGAGCCAGATTCATCTGTGTATATTAGAGGCTCATGCGCTGACTGCCAAAAGTACGCATGGTTAGCAAAGTTTATAATCTTCCAATTGTTAGCTGATACTGTATAGCCACTTGGAGTTATGTCTGTAAGGCTAGAAGTGCCTGTAAATATCTTATTGTTACCAGTAGAGAACACTACAGTTGTACCACTGTAATCTACATACTGGAATAGGTTCTCTACGCCAACACTAGACCCTAAAGGAGAAGCACTGCTAGTTAAAAGATTAATGCCTTTCCTAGCACCTATACGTCCAAAGCTGTCAATGACTGCATTCTCTGCTATAGAAGCATAAGAAGCATCCTGACCTACAGGAGCATCTTGAGTATTGATGCCTCTAAATCCTGGAGCACCAATGTATATGTTTTCTCTTTGCTGTGCCATTATTGCACCGTGTAAATAAATTCTTCAGGATTCTTATATGCATCCTGTGCAATAGCATCACTAAGATGTTTATCTGCAATGATAAAATAATCTTGTGTAGTAGTACCGCCTGTCTCACCACGCTCTCTAGCAAGTAAAGCTACAGCATTATGTATGATAGGCATTGCTGGCAGTACTGTAGTACTAGAGTCTACTGTTAAATCAGGCTCTCTTGAGCACACATCAAATCGTAATGAAAATACACCGGATGGCTTAGGGTATACTCTTACTTTAGTATCAGCATTACTGTCTACTCCACTAAACGTATAGGAGTCAGGAGTGCCTGTAACTTCCCCTGAAATGTAGTAGGCATTACTAAACCAGTTTGGAGACTCATAGTGCATAAAGAAGTTTGAAGTATCGTTTATAGCACTATATAGTTTAACACGTTCTCCTGCTCCTGTCAAGCTATATTCTGTAGTATTTTCTACTGTAGGTACAACCACAGTCTTTCTTAAAGTAGACCAATCATGTGAGTCCTGTACTAAACTCTTAGCATCATTGATGTAGTCTCCTACCATTTTAGAGTAAGCTGTTTCAGTAACATCAGCTACTTCTTCTTCTCTGAGTCTTCTCAGTACACTATTCATTAAACTTAGGTACGTTGTAGCCATTAAATTATTCCTCTAAATAAACCTTGTGGTGCTTGATAACCTTGTAACGGCAACACACGCTCTAGTAACTCTGGTGCTTGGTATTTATTCATGTAGTCACCAAACACTAAGTCAGTTACTCCCCCGCCTCCAAACATACCACTGCCTGACCCGCTTCCAGACCCAGAACCGCTCCCAGAGCCGCTACCGCTACCAGAGCCACTACCTGAACCACTACCGCTACCAGATCCAGTGCCTGTGCCTGTGCCTCCTCCAACAGCGTCTCCTTGTCCTGCATTACCTGCCCCACCACCTGAAGCAGTACCACCACTAGCGGTTCCACCGGCACCTCCTGCACCCCCAGCAGCACCTGAACCATCTGTAGTGCCTGAAGTGCCACCAGTAGTAGCTGAAGATCCTGTACCTCCTCCCCCTGTACCACCGCCTGTAGTCCCTGTAGAGCCTGTAGACCCAGCGCCTCCTCCTGTAGTACCTGTTCCTGTACCTGTAGTTCCGGTAGTTCCAGAGGTTCCAGAGGTGCCTGTAGTGCCTGTAGTGCCTGTGGTTCCTGTACCTGTAGTTCCTGAATCCCCTTGGTTTCCTGTTGAAGATAGCATACCACCGCCTGTAACACCGCTGTTGTTTATTACATTAGGGTTATCAATACCAAATAACAAAGATATGTCAGTTTGGTCTTCGTTGGAAGTAGCAGATTCATCAGGTGCTGAAGAATCACTGGTATTAGGGCTTTCCCCTGAAATACCAGATTCTGTAGACGGAGGTGCTACAACAGGGTCTACTGTTGGATCTACACTAGGAGCATCTACTGTAGTGTCATCAGTTATATCGTCAAACTCAGGAGCCTCTAAATTAGTTTCTGGAGTATCTGCGGCTCCACCACCTCCTCCAGCGTCAATACCACTTACTTCTGTTAATCTGTCAAAAACTTCTTGAGGAAGTTCTCTTTCTACCTCTGCATCAACTATGTCTGAGTACACCAGATCAACAGTACCATTAGGAAACTTTTGAACTTTTAATGCTGTGCCTTCAACTGCTCTTTCAAATAAGTTTTCCATTGAAGACCACTTATTGCCTTCCTCATCTGTAAATTCTTTTCTATTTCTATCTGTGTACTTACGGTCAGTGTCAGGAAAAATTAAATTCCCTTGAAGATCTCGCCATTCTTGATCTGCTTCCGGTCTAAGAAAAGTTGTGTCAAAGGGTGCTCCGCCTTCTTTAGCTTCCTGCCATTTTCTATACCTTTCAGATAAAGCTTCTCTTGTTCCAAAAACTGCTTCATGTTCATCTATAAGACCTTGATGTAAAAGTTCAGTACTTAAAGTTTTGTTTGAAACAGAAGCTCTATCATACTTTTCCTGACCTATTTTCTCTTTAAGAGTATCAAGGGACTCGTATACTTTCTGTATTCTAGCTTCTTCAGCAAGCCTAGCTTCTTCAGCAAGCCTAGCTTCTTCAGCTAATCTTTTAGCTTCAATGTCAGCTAGTCTTTTAGCTTCAGCTTCCTCTGCTAATCTTTTAGCCTCCGCTGCTTTTTCCTCTGCTAATCTTTTAGCCTCTGCGTCAGCTATTCTTTTAGCTTCAGCTTTTGCAGCATCAGCTTTTTCTTGAGCTAAGTCAGCAGCAGCTTTATCAGCAGCGGCTTTATCAGCTTTAGCTTTAGCATCAGCAGCCTTTTTAGCTTTAGCATCAGCAGCATCTTTAGCTGCCTTATCTGCTTTGTCTTTAGCAGCTTTAGCGTCTGCCGCATCTTTAGCAGCTTTAGCATCAGCAGCATCTTGAGCAGCTTTAGCGTCTGCTGCATCTTTAGCAGCCTTAGCATCAGCAGCAGCTTTAGAATCAGCAGCAGCCTTAGCATCAGCAGCAGCCTTAGCATCAGCAGCAGCTTTAGAATCAGCAGCAGCCTTAGCATCAGCAGCAGCCTTAGAATCAGCAGCAGCCTTAGCATCAGCAGCAGCTTTAGCATCAGCAGCAGCTTTAGCATCAGCAGCATCTTTAGCAGCCTTAGCGTCTGCTGCATCTTTAGCAGCCTTAGCGTCTGCTG